CCATTCCGGGGACTCCGCCAGCTGGTCTACGATTCCTGTGATGACATCGTTGACTTCTCCGTCATTTATGGGCTGCCATGCACCGTCAATCCAGTATTGAGTGGCATGAGTTCCGGCTGTGCCGTATTCTGTGGCAAGTGAATCCGAGATCTCTATTGACCTGGATGCCGCCTCTTCCCATAAGTTGTCTGCTTTTTCAAGCTCCTCGCCGGTCATGTCGACGAATTGCTGAACCTGCGCAGCTCCTTCCGGGCCCATCTCTGCTAAGTGCTGGAGCAGGCCGTCACTGATTCCTCTCTCTACGAGGGTATTCATGTTGTCGGCCCAGTTCTCGAGAGCTTCAATATTGTATTCAAGGTTTGCGATCAATTCGTCTTTGATGATCGCTGCCCCCTCCTTCATTTTCTCGAAGGAGTTGACCTGTGCTTCTACGGTTTGCTCGAGCGCTTCCTTGAGCTTCTGGAGTTCCTCTGTCTGCTCCTCTATAGCCTCTGTATATTCCTGGGCCGACTGTACGCTCTGCTCTGTGGCTTCATCCGACTCTTCCATGAGGGATGTGAGCATCTCCTGTTTGCCGTTCAGTTCCTCCAGGGATCCTGTGGTCTCCTTGTATGCTTCTGCGAGGGCTCTTTCTTCTTTCGAGAGGGGATCAACGATACTTGATAGTTCGTCGTATCTCTGTATTTCCTCATCGGTCAGATCATTTAATCTGCTCTCGAGTTCTTCCCTCTCCTTCTCTGCATCTATGACTTCCATGACCGAGTCTGACAGCTGGTCTTCTATCTCAATCAGGGATGTCTCTGCTTCTACACGCTGCTTTGCTATATCAATCAGCTGTTCCTGTATCGCTGCCTGCTCTGCCTGCTTGATCTGGGCGTCAATATAGTCTTCCCACTTTCCGGTCGCGTCAGAGATTATATTTCCCTGCTCATCAATCTTCATGTTGAGATCAGGGATAATCGCATTGAGCTGATTGACTATGTCGGCCTCCTCGCGCTGTTCTTCAGCTGTGAGGCTTGTTTTGTTTTGTAATTCTGCGAGCCTGTTCTTTAAGTCGTCTGCGAGTTTGCTCTGTGCCTGCCATTTTGACACGAGCTCATCAGATGACTCGGCCATATTGTGAGTCTTATCGGCGATGCCTGTCGCATGTCTGGCGAAGCTCTCTACTTTAGGATCTATCGAGTCGAATGTCTCGGCCAGTTCTTTGAATCCGACAATCAGACCGGCTACAGCTCCTACTGCTAATCCGATCGGAGTTGCCTCAAGCGCTACTCCGAATGCGACTGTGGCGATTGTGGCGAGTTTTGTGGCGGTCTCATATGCTACGAATCCAGCTGCCACTCCCTGTATGAGATCTACAATCACAGGGAGATTCTCCACAAACCATGTAGCGCCATCGATGATCTTCGGGAGTGCATCCTCAAGGTCAGCTATAACGTCTGCTGCCAGATTGCCGAGAGCTTCTGCGAGTTCGTTGACTGATACACCCAGCTCACCGTGAGTGAGTGCTTCCTGTAATCTACCTACGGCTTCTGTCGCTGACTCGACGGCCATCTTTGCATCGTCATCGAATATCTCGTAGAACGATACGCCTAATCCTTCGAGAGCTGACTGGAGGATGGTAATCTTTCCCTGAAGATTATCCATCATGGTGTCAGCCATTCTGTCTGCGGATCCGGCGCAGTCCTGTATTTCAGCATTTAAGTGATTGAACTCTTCTCCGGTGCCTTTTAAGAGAGCGTTAACAGCGGCGATATCGGTCTTCCGGAATATCTTTGCGATGACCTCTGTCTTCTCTGTGCCTCCCATGTCGCCGAGCACAAAATCAAGATCAGACATTATATCGTTCAGATCACGCATGTTCCCGGTCACATTATCTGTGATCGTGATCCCGAGTCTCTCTAATTCCTGTGCGGCTTTATCTGTGGGAGCGGCGAGAGCGAGCAGCACGTTTCTTAAATGTGTACCGCCTTCAGCGCCTTTGATACCGTTGTTTGCCAGGATGCCGAGCTCCGTATTCATGGTCTCGATGCTCTGTCCGGTCAGTGATACGGTACCGCCACATACAAGTGTCGCCTCGCCCAGCTGTGCTACTGAAGTATTTGCCTTCTGGGCTGTGACGGTCATCTCATCTATGTAGTTGTCGAGCTCATCGGTCTCCATTCCCAGTGCGGACATGGAATCCGTCACGAGGTCGGATGCATAAGCGAGATCCATTCCGCCTGCTGCCGCGAGAGTGAGTACCTTCGGGAGCGTAGCGGCTGCCTTCTCTGCGTCATATCCGGCGAGAGCGAGATAATTCAGGGCTTCTGCTGCCTGTGATGCCGTAAACATTGTAGTCTGTCCGGCTTCTTTGGCGGCATTCGCAAGCATAGTATATGCCTGTGATCCTCCCTGGATCTCTGCGGCCGTCATTCCCATTGTGGCTGCCACCTGAGACATGGAGGACTCAAATGACATGCCTACTTCCATAGCGGATGTGGCTATCTCTTTGATTCCGTCTGCCAGTTTCCGGACAGCACTGATGATCAGATCGCTTGCGAGATTAGCCTTGATGATGTCTCCCATAGAGAGTGTCTTCTGGGATGCATCCTCTGTCTCCTCACCGTATTCGTGCAGTGCGCCATCGGCCTGATTGAGTCTGCCCTTATAGTCTTCGAGCTTCTGAGTTGTCGCCTCGATCTCTCTTTCAAGGGCTCTCTGCTGCTCGACTGTCTCCTCTGCGTTATCGGCGTTCTTCATAGACTCGAGGAGCTCTTTCTGTTTCCGGAGCTTTTCCTCAGTCTGTTCGATCGCCTGGCTTAAATACTCTTGCTGCTGTGCAAGCAGAGTCGTACTGCTGGGATCAAACTTTAATAATTTATCTACATCGCGCAGTGATTTGTCGGTCTTGGATAGAGAGGCATTAAGATCCTTGATTCCATCCATTATGCCGGCAGTATCGGCGTTTAATTCGATTGTTATTCCGCGTATTTTGGTGCTGTTAGCCATTTCATCACCTTAGAAAGAATCAAAATCCTCCTGTGTGGCCAGCTCTGCATATTCGCCGTCCCTGTCGTTGGAGGATTCTGTGTACATATCAATGACCATTCCTACGGTCATGCCGTCGAGGTCTTGCATTGACAGTCCTATTTGGACTGCTCGCAAGAGGAAGAGGGCTGCTGTCCACTTTCGCTCGACTGATCTATGTTTTTTTTTGCGCTTGAGAGCGTCATTAGATTCTCGCGCCACATAACTATAGCGGCGCCGATTGCTGAAAAAACGAAATAAGGAGAGAATCCGTCGAGCCATTCGGGCAGTGATGGAATGTTGCTGTTATATTGCTTTGCGAACATGTACAGTACATTCTCGGCTATGCCAGTATTCTCCTGAGTAAGCATCTGATCCGCTAATAATTGCTGCTCGATAGCAGTCATGTCCTGAATTAAATCACGACCATATTCTATGCGATATGCTCTCACGGTGCCTGCTGTGCATTTGAAGCCGATCTCTTTGCCTTCCAGCTCGATGATTCTCTCCATAATCTCTTGATCTCCTTATACGGATGCGCTTGTGGGCTGGTATACGGTGGTGTACCATCCGCTGTATGCTGAGGATGACTTATCAGCCTTAGCCTTAACGACATCCTCATCCAGGGAGCTGTTGAAGATCGTCGATACCTTAAGGTTGAGAGTCTCAGTTGACATCTCAGCGGTCTCACCCTTAGTGCTGCCGGCAATCGAAGGACGTGTTGCTGTACAGTTGTACATTACATGTCTGAGTGCCTTGTCGTCGGTCGTGAACTCGAAAAGCAGAGCGAATACTACGGGAGCGTTGTTAGCGGACTCTACGAGTACGCCTGCTGCATCTGCGGTCTCACCCAGACAATCCTTGCGGAAGTCATCGGGGATGAGCGCGAGCTCGAGTGTTCCGGTATATCCGGATGCACCGTCGATGGTGTAGTATACCTGATCGTCTGCGTAGAAGTTTGTGGCTTCTCCGGCGGGATCAAGGTTGATTGATACTGCTCCGGGGATCTTCTTGGGTTCCCCGTAGGTGGCTGTACCATCACTGTTGATGGTGGCGAGTGCGTAGTGCGCATTCTTTAAGCCAAACTTAACCTTGCTCATTGATTATTACCTCCATGATGTATAAGACTTCGTACATATGCTCTGATTCAATGTACTGTTCTTCTGTGGTGTATGTCATATCGTACGCATCCAATACTGCCTCGATGGCTGCCTCCCCGGTGAAACTCTTTTCCGGAGTATAGAACTCTATATTGAGCTGTACGATCTTGGCATAATTCTTCCCGTCCGCCTGAAAGTCGTTGCGTTTGGGATAATAGAAGAGGATATATGGTGGCGAGGGAGCCTGTCCCTCCGGGTATTGATAGTATTCATAGGGATAACCTATGCTACTGATCATTGTGCTGATCTCTTCGTAGGTCATATAAATCACCTGATCTTTTCTATAGCTCTCTTAATCTCTTTCTCTGCTTCTTCCACAGCGTGCTCATTGACTGTGCTGATATGAGGAAAAGCCTTCGTGCGTCCGCCTGAAGCTGTAGCATGTCCGAACTCCAGGAGATGTGTGAGGCGATATCGCGGAGCTTTGGCATGTACCGTAGTCTCCGTGTATGTCCTGTGCTTCTCCTGTGTCACTGTCCATGATCGTCTATATTTTCCGGTCCTATTCTTGAAGCCACCTATACCGCTCTTAAGCTCGTCAGCTGCTTCTTTGCCGACTTTTAAGAGAGCCTCTTCTACGGCATCGACAACCTCATCTGAATAGGTCGTAAATATATCCTTCATCTGCTGTGACAGGTTGGTCTTCATGCGCCTTTTTCCTTCTGGACGTGAAGCTCGATCTGGTCTCCGTTGATATAGGTACGATAGACGGCGTGTCTCTCGCCCTTATATATCACGGTTTCCTCGCCAGCATATTCGATCTGCCGGATGACGAATGTATATGTAGGGTTGATATCGTTACGGCCACCATCAAACCACTCTGAGGCCCTTGCGCTTTTTACTTCGCACAGGATATCCTCTTTCACGGTCTCTGTGGCGCGTGATACGCCCTTCGCATCTTTGGTGTATGTTTTTGAGACTAATGAAATAACCTCATTCTTCATACTTCGTCTTCCTCAGATTGTCTTGCTGATAGGTGAAAGCAGTGAAATAAAGCTCATACTTATCCTCATCACCCATATTCATGAGGCAATATGTGATTACTGCCTCATCCACGAGCGGTCTATCTGCCTTCAATATCTCGGACTCAGGTACGCCGGAGCGGATCAGCTCCGCTTCGGCTACCTGTATGTTCCTTTGAATCTCAGGCAATAAGAGCTGTGTGGCTGATGCTGACAGTCTGAGTGCTGATGCTATAGCCTTTTCGAGAGTAGTGAGCTGCTCTGTTGCCATGTTTTACCTCTTCTTGGATGGCGCTTTCTTGGCCGCAGTCTTCTTCGCCTTCGGTGCCGGGGCTTTCTCTACGGGTTTCTCTGCGGGTGCCTCCACAGGATCCTCGACAGGTTTCTCCTCCGGGATGGCCTTGAGTAAGCCTGCTGCCACGCCAGCGTTGACTCTGCCTGCTTCGATATCGATGATATCTCCGGGCTGATACACTTTCGCGCGATCATTAGCATCAACGCATCTACGAACTACCTTAGCCTTCATATCGCGTCTCCCTGATTAGACTGATGCTGTTGCCTGGATGGTAACA